GACCGTATTCAGAAGGACTTTATTAGAAAATGTATCGAATTGGCAAACAACGAACCTAATCCAGACGATTATGAAACGTTTGCTCGAGTCGCCAAGATTGTATGCGATAGTGAAAAAATGGAACGAGAGCAGAGAGCAGAAACTATTATCCAGACTAATATTGCAGCGTTCCGAAAGAGCAGATTTTAATCGATTTTAATGCGTTTAGGCTATGTTTTGGACATGTCTTATATGGTTTGTTATATTGGTCGCTATTGCGGTTCTAAAGGTCTTATTTTGGATTGTTTTGATTAAGGCAATTCTGGATTATAAGAAATGATTGTTTAATTTAATTTAAAGTTTATGGCAAATATTTATGACAAGGTACCTGTTAAGGTACAAAGGAAATCTGGTTTTGACAAGTCATTCCAGAATCTGTTTACAGGTAAGGTTGGTACAATTATACCTATTCTTACTGATGAGTTGATACCGAATTCTACAGTTCGGCTTCGTATGGCGATAACTACTCAGTTGCCGCCTCTTGCTTCGGATACTTTCATGCGTGTTAAGCAGAAGTATGCTGCGTTCTTCGTTCCGACCCGTATTCTTATCCCTCACTATGAGGAATGGCTAACAGGCAAGAATAATGGTACTACTACAACTAAGGTAGTTTTGCCAACTTTCTCATTCGATCCTGAGACAGACAAAACTGCTTATGGTGATGGTACTTTGCTTGATTATCTTGGCTACAAGGTACCTCATACTAGATTTACAGAATTACAGGGTGTTAAACTTTCTGCCCTCCCGATGCTTGCTTATCATAAGATTTACAATGATTGGTTCCGCAATTCGCTTGTTCAGAAGGATATTTTCGACAATGCTCTTGCTTCGTATGCAGTCTATAATCCTGCCACCTCTTCTGTGATTGTTCCTTGTAATATTGCATCAAATCGTTGTCAATTCACATTTAAAGCTGATTCTAATGAATCTACTGCTGGTGGTTCAAAGTTCGCTGATGGTGTAGATATAACATCACTTCGTCAGGCTAATTTTGGTTCTGACCTGTTTACTTCGTGTACTCCTAAACCTCAGAATGGTGAGGCTCAGTCCGTTTCATTCCAGACTATAGGTTCCTCTGGTAAGTTTACTATTTCAGCTCTTCGTGCCGCTAATTCTATGCAGCAGTTCCTTGAGAGGAATAATCTTGCTGGTAATCGTCTTGTAGACTACGTTAAAGCCCAGTATGGTGCTAATCTCAATGATGCTATTGCTCAGAGACCTATTCTTCTTGGCTCCGGCTCTTTTGATGTTTATTCAAAAGGTGTCTATCAGACTGCAAATTCCACCAGCTCTGGCGAAAGCGTTGCTAATCCTATGTCTGGTATGGCTGCCAAGTTTGGTTCTGCTTATGTAGATGGTAATGATTTGGTTATTGATGGCTTTACCGCTATGGAGCCTGGTTACCTTATGGTTGTAACTTGGCTTTCTCCAAAGGTCACTTATTCAACAGGTGTTGACCCTGTTCTTACCCGTTATCTCACGTTCGAATCACAGTCCGATATGGCTAACCCTATTCTCCAGAATGTAGGTAACGAGCCTATTTATGCCCGTCAGTTGTCCTCTGATCAAGCAGTAAATGGTGGTAGTGAAGTTTTTGGCTATAATGAACGTTACGCCAATTGGAAGGATAAAATGGACGAAGTTCATGGAATTCTTCGTGATGGTGCTTCTCTCCAGTCGTTCGCTCTTCAGCGTACATTTGGTGCTACCGGTACTACTCCGGCCGCTGTTCCTCAAATTAGTTCGGACTTCTTGCAGATTCCTACGACCTACCTTGATCAAGTTTCCGCTGTTTCTGGTGATATGGCTGCTTATGGTTATTGGTGTGATACTTATTTTGATTATAAGGTGTCTATGCCTCTTGCCCGTTACAGTGTTCCATCTCTTCAGGATCCGGCTTATGAGCATGGAGAGGATGTTGTTCTCGATCGTTCAGGTAAACAGTTGAGTTAGTTTTGATAAGGGTGGCAGTTTTTACTGCCTCCCCTTTTCAACGTTGAGTTAAGTTTAATTTAAAAATATTATAGTTATGTTTTGTGAGTGTAGATTTGATCCGGAAAAGGATATCCATGATGTAGATCAGTTTGGTTTTATTGATCTTCAGGAGTGTCTTGCTAATGGAGAGGTTCCATCAACTATTGCTGACAGTGAAGACCAGTATAATGGTATTGAAGACCCTTCCGAGATTCTTGGAAAGCCTTCAGACGTGTTTGACGCCTACAAGATGGGTGACTACATTAAGCGTACTGGAACAGTCAAGGAAACCGCTTCTGTTGAGCAGAAGTAAGCTTCGCTCTATATACTTGATATTAATAAGCGAAGTGACACACAAAGTTTGTGTTCAGTTGGGATTTAAGAAATCGCCGGAAATTCTGGTGTATATACCCCACAATTTAAGTATTAATTTATGTGACATATGGCTATAGGTGCATTTATAAGTGCTGTTGCGTCGTTGGCTTCTCGCGCTATTAATCAGAATGAGAGTGATAGAGTGAGGCGTGAACAGAACATATTTAATGAATATGAAGCCCAGAGAGCTCGTGAATGGAATCAACAGATGGATTCTACCAAGTATCAGCGTACAGTGGCAGATATGCAGGCCGCAGGTGTCAACCCAGCTCTTGCAATGCAGGGCGGAGTTACTACTCAAGCTGCCTCTAACGCTACCGCTAGTGCTGCCAATGTTGGTCCCGCTCAGATTGATCTTTCACAGGTTGCCCAGTTAGCTATGCAGTCCCAGTCTCTTAAGATTCAGGATAAGTTAGCAGATGCTGAGATTCGTCTTAAGAATGCAGATGCTGAACTTAAGGAAAAGGACGCTAAGGTTCGTGATGATTATAATAATCTCATGATGGAAGGTATGAAGATATCTAATAACCTAAATGAGTCTCAGATTAATCAGATTCGTGCTAATATTGCTAAGATTGGTGAAGAGACTGCTTTGCTTAGAAAACAGGCTGCTACTGAGGAAGAGCGTAGGTTGCTTACTGCTGCCGAGACTTCACTCCGTAAGGCTATGGAGAAGAAGACTGATCAGGAGATTAAGAATATGGTTGTTTTGCTTCCGTTCCAGGAGGCTCTTATGTCCGCTCAGACAGAGAGTGCTAAGGCTAATGCTGCTGCTCAGTTTGTTCATGCTGCTTATGAGCAAGGACTTATCGATAGTGGTTATATTACTGCTATGGTCAGAGAGCAGAATGCAAGTGCTGATGAGAAGGAAGTTCGTAAGACTGCCGAGGAGTATGAGTATCTTATTAAGAGTGGAAATATCTTTGATACGTCAAAGACCTCTGGTAAGATGGCTAAAAACCTCATGACAGCCGCTAATGTTATGTCAAGGCTCTTCGGAAGTATAAACCAAGGTCTGATTGGTGCTGTCGCTAAATCTGTTGCTAAGTAGTTCAGAAATGTATTATTTTAGTTGTATTTTATAACAATTTTAGTTAGTCTATTGCAGGTTTGAAAAATAATTTGTATCTTTGCACTATAATTTAAAAATTCAAGTTAAAGTTATGATTACTATTCTATCTGTTGTTGGTTTAGTAGCTATTGCTGCTATTGTATTGATTAGTTTCGTTGTGAGTGGATATAATATTCGAGCTAATCACGATATTGATATTATTCGTATGATTCTTAAGGTTCGTCCGGATTTACTCCAAGACGCTAAGGTAATGCGTATATTGTTTAAGAATGGTTTTGATGTTTAATTTTAATTTTAAGTAGATTATGTGTGTTTCACCTGTTCAATTGACTCGAGAGATTTGTGGTCGTAAAGTAAAGGTTCATGTTCCTTGTGGACATTGCCCAGAGTGTATTAAAGATAATCAAAATAGCTATGTTATTCGTACTATTGAGGAGCAGGCTAAGCGTGGTTCTCTTTGGTTCATAACATTGACTTATGCTAATGAACATGTTCCCGTTGCGTTTGATGCTGACGGAGAGATTGTTGATCGTGAACTGGTTCCTCTTTTAAAGAATCCTTCAAAGTATCGTCCTGCCTCATTTGCTCCTCAGTCTGATGTTTTATTGGATGAGAATGAGAATTTTGATTGTGAGAGTGAGGTTTGTGATAACCCTGATGATATGCCATTGGATGTCTACTATGGTCTTCCTGAAAAGAAGAATGAATGGAATGGATTAGAGTATGCTCAGTTGGATATTGAGGCAGATAATGCCATTAGTGAAGAGGATATTGTAGATGAGGAGACAGGTGAGCGCCCTTCTAATGTCTATTCTCTTAATAACAGAGATATACAGTTATGGAAGAAACGTGTTCGTCGTCAGATTGACTATCATGCTGGTCGTAAGGTTGACTTTGGATATTTGATTTGTGGAGAGTATGGTCCTCGTACTCATCGCCCACATTATCATGGCCTTCTCGTTGGTCTCTCCGATGAAGATGTTATGCGTTTCAAGAAAGATTGGGAAGAGCATAATGGTTACACTTGTTTTAAGAAGATTCGTCCTACTGATGTTGAGCGTACAGCTCGTTATGTTTCTAAGTATATTACCAAGCAGAAGTGTCTTGAGGATGATGCCGTAATTAAAGGATTGGTTGTCAAGCCTCGTAAGGTTACCTCTGTTGGTTATGGTGTTCCTACAGAGAAGCGTGATGCTATGATGCGTAAAGACATATTAGGTGACTTATCTGATCTTCCCAGTTTCGACAATCTAAGTGGTCTTAATCCTATTTGGTTAGACAAGCAGGTTGTTAGGTTATGTGATTCAATAAAGTATAAGTTAAATGGAAAAGATTACAAACTCCCGCGTTACTACAGGTTGCGCCTTCTCTACGTTAAGGATGCGCTTACAGGGCGCTATCGCCAGACTGCGTTATCAAAGATGGTCTCGACGGCTTTACAGGACCGTATTCAGAAGGACTTTATTAGAAAATGTATCGAATTGGCAAACAACGAACCTAATCCAGACGATTATGAAACGTTTGCTCGAGTCGCCAAGATTGTATGCGATAGTGAAAAAAT